ATCATCACTTTCGAAACCGAGTTGTTCCCACATTGGCTTAACACCCTTGTAAATTCTTGTGGTTGCTAAATCAAAATTATTTAAACCCGTATCTTTTAGAGAGTTGGTTAATTTTTTATTAATAAATCCGTTATGTAGTGCTTGTGACATTTTTATACCCCCACAAATAACCAATCAAATTGTGCTGGATTTGTCAACTCAAATGGTTCAACATCTATACCCGCTTGCTCATTAGTTAAATGAGTGTATTGCCAAGTAACACCATTAGAATCTGTAAAAATTTCATTTTCTCTCGGTTCACCAAAATATTCATCAAAGGGAAATACATAATTATCAATATCTATATCAGTTGTCTCATCAATCGGGTCATCGAAATCAGAATCTGGATTAAAATCCTCTCCATCAAAATCTTCGAACTCCTCTGCTTTAAATCTAGCATACACTCTAATATCTCGCGACATAGTGACAGTTGTGCTTGGTGAGGAAAGGTTTCCTATTTGACTATCGTTACCTATTGTCACATCCCATGTATCAAATTCAAAACGATCGTCAGTAAGTGCTTGTATGTTAACAACTGTTCCTTCATCATAAATTCTATCATCGGTATCTGGTGTCACGATGATGGTGCCAGCAATTTCAAATTCACTCGTGTCTTTGTTGTAAACTGGTTCACTAATAACATTCAATTCAAAAGGAAAAATATCATCAGTAATATTAGGAGTGTTATCAAAACCCTCAGAATAAGGTTCTAATAAATATTCGAATTTATTTAAAAAGGAATCCGACACTTTGTTTAAAAAATTAAACAATTGTAACTTATCTAGTAGATTTAATTTCTCTATATTTTCAGATGATGCTCTTTGGTTATCGGTTGAATCAAGAGGATTTATTCCTATGGTATTCAAAGAAGATTTAATTAAAGATGAATTTAAATCTACACCACCTATGGTAGCAAAATTATCGTAGTCGTATAAATCAAACTCATAAGTCTTTGATGGGTTTAATAATATGTTTGTTTCAAACCTTTCATATCCACCTATACTTTCTCTATCTGTTCCATCATCAGGTTTAAATAAAGCATACACTACGCCAGAAATAGTATAGAAGCCTGGCTTCTCATAAAAGTGTTCCAACAATACAGACTCTTCAAGTAACTTTGGCCGGTCTGTATATTCTAAGGTAGTACCATCACCCCAATTTAATTTAAATAAATAAAAACCAGTTCTACCTGGCCTATTAGCATAAGTGTCAAATTTATTTGCTTTATTTCTTCCTATGTAATTATCTATATGCCCATCTGGTGTTGGTCTTCCACTTTCTCTAGCATACAGATAATAATTAATCTTACCTTCTGTTGCTAAATAATATTCAGTTGAATTATTTTTTTTATCATAGTATTCATCCAATCTTATTATTTCATCATCGTTATTTGGATCTGTAACAAATGGTAAAGCATCAATAGAATATTGAAAGAGTTCAGATGTTTCTATATTTTTACGATAAACTATTCCATCTCTAACTTCAGTTTCTAATGTTTCTAAATTACCAGTTAAGTAAGGTTTATAAGTGTCTTTATTGAAATTTATATTTTCCCAATAATCTCTATCATCGAGAGTTTTTGTTCCCAATTCGACACGATTATGTTCTGGTGGAGAACCAACAATAGATTGATATGATTGATTTATCAAGTTTTCTATAGTGGTAAATTTTGCCACTAATAACCTCCATCATATCTAGTTCTATTAGTTCTCTTCCTAACTCTTATTTCTTGATTTTTTTTTCGTTTTGGTTTTTCTATCTCTTCTTCATCTTCGTCTTGCTTATCCTCTTCCTCTTCAATTACATCAATACCAGGTATTTCCTCTCCTATACCACTTACAGTTATAGTTTGTTGAATAGAAGCTTCACCGAAATCATTAAAGCCAGTAAAAGTAACAGTAAACTCTCCATTAATAGTATAGTTGTGTATAGGATTTCTTTCTGTTGATGTATTACCATCACCAAAATCCCAAAGAACATTATCTGCTCCAGCAGACTCATCTATGAATTCAACTGGTTCTATTTCTTTAATTGTTACTATATCTTGTCCAACATCAGTTTCAGTTGTTGGTGCTATTACATCTGCCATATTATCCCTCTGCGCCTTCTATAAATATTTGTCCTTCTTGGTCTGCAAGTTCAAGTAATCTAAATGAAAAATTTATGGCTGGTGGATTACCTTGTTCAAAGGGTGCAGTGGTATCTGTTTCATCTACATCTGTAGGTGTTACACTTAAATCACCAATCTTGTATCCACGAGCTCTAAGTAAATCAGAACGACTAATTATCTCTACTTTACATTTAGGACCAAAACCACTATTAGCAACCACAGTATCACCATCCTCTGTTGGTAAAATATGATTTAACCAATATTGTTTGTTTTGTAAGTAATCTCGAAAATCAAATCCAACATCGTCTGAATTCGGTGATTCTATTATATTTGGATTATAAGTAGCACAAATAAAATACCATTCAGTTAAATCATCAGTTGGTATGTTTGGATAAAGTTGATGTATTACGGTATCACTATAAAAACCAATAGGACTGCTTTGACTAGCTAGTCGCCTTTCTCTACCCTCTACCCCAAAATGATTGTCTCGTAATCTCCCACTACTCTCTCTGACTGCTAATCTAATCCATCTTTTATAATTACCCGCATTATCAATATTAGTTCTTGTTTCTAATCTAAATCCTTCTCCATTATCTTCTAAAGGATTGCCAAAATTAAAAAGAGTTCCTTCTGATGTTTTACTAACAAATCTTACCCACATTGTTATTGTAAAACCATCAGTTAGATAAGAGTTACCTTTTTGAAATTCTAATAAGTCATTACCAGGTGCTTTTATTATTATTGCTTGATTTGGTTTTCTTATTTTTAAAAATCCATCTGAAATATTTTGGTACTCGGGTCTATCATCCTCTAATGTTTCAATAACATTGTCAACATCACCAAGATAAGTGTTAAGTCTGTTTCTCATCGACTCAAGAGTCTTACCTTGATTAATACTACTACCTTCTGCCTGTTCATCTAACCTTGTTATAAAAGCACCTGGTTGGTTTTCAAAACTAATACGAGATTGTTCGTCTTGTTCTTTGTTTTGTATGTTTTCGCCAACACCATCACCATCTACATCTTGAAAGACTGGTGTTAATCCTATTAGTGTGTCAAACTCTCTAAAGAAATCATTTACTTGATCTTGACGAGTTGTTTGGTTTGGAAGTAATTCAAATATATTCGTGTCTAAAACTTCACGAGCTTTTTCAGCATCAATCCTACTTCCAAATTTAGGTTTTGTTAGCTGACTAAGATTTAAAACATCTATAAACTCACCTTCTACTTTCACTGCTATTTGAAGATAAATGTAAGACGAATCAAGCTTACGAAATCTTAAATTATATATTGTTCTATCAAAAAGTTCTTGTACAGAGACATTGAATCTATTACCTAAATCATCTATCTGATTATTATAGATGTATTGACATATCTCTTCAAATTTATCACCTTGTAAATCTTTTCTACTTTCTAAAGTGTTTCTATCTTTCTTATAAAATACAAGAGGTTCGTCTTCATTACGACCTGTTTGTTTTATACCATCACGAATGGTAGTTTGCATTGAAAGTATTTCTTCTTCAGACAATGTATTTGATTCAAACCATACTTTATAAAAAATATCACTAACTCTTTCACGAGTTTCTTGTATATCTTGATATCCTATTTTTCTAAATATGATTTCATCAGGAATTAATTCATGATTAACCCCCAATATACCACCACCAATCATCAAAGTTCCGTTTTCATGACGGTGATATAGTCCTATGTATTGTTCTTCAGGATTAGTTTGAAAATAAAAACCATCGTTTTGAGTTGCTCGTAGATTAATTTCTACAATCGGATTTAATCCTGTTGACTCATCTGAAGTTTCATAAGCCATAATTAAGTCCTCAATATAAATTCAAAATCGTTATCGTAGATTATCTCTTGACCATCATTATGATTGACCTTAATCAAAATTTTATAAGCACGATTAGGTTCAAAAGCATTTAGGTCTTGTTTAAAATAGTTAGAAGTCGTATCACAACTCATTGTCGTGTAAGCACTAAATGGAACAACTGATTCATTTGTTGCCATATCTATGATAGAGTAAGAACCTGAACTATGTGGTATAAAACTACCACTTACAGTTTGAACTGATGTTGTAAATGATTTTTGTATGTATCTTTTACGAGCACCAAATCTAAACTTTACGGTTTCGTTTTCTTTATAGGCTTCTCTAAAATGTATTGGATACAAATAATTTTCACTATTACCACTCACATCTAAAGAAGTTAAACTACCTGTATTTGAACCAGTTGCTGGTAGATGGTCATCCCATTTTAATTCTATCTTCGGTGAGTAGATAGTGTTGGTTTGTCTTGAGAAAAACTTGATGTCTTCAAAACTACCACTTGATGTTTCTCTACTACCAGAAAGTCTTATTAGTAAACCATAATTTGTGTTATCACCACTAAACCATTTTTTAGCCATAGTGGTTATATCCATGTTTATATCTGGTGATTCGGAAGAAAAAGTTTGTGTTGTCTCATCTCCAGCAATATAAGTACCACCAGGAGTTGTCCAAGCAATTTGAGAAGCACCTTCTCTATTTTTTCTATATAGATAACTACAACCATCTGTTGTTTTTGGTTCATCAATTTCTTTACCAACACCTTCATCCCACTCTTGACTTAATGGATAAGCGGCAATTGTATATTCCTCAGTCAATCCACTTGTACCCTCAGTCTCATAGAGTCTTAAATTTAATTTATAATCACTTGGTAATACTGAAGAACTAATATAGTTTTCTATTTCAGTAGTATTAAATTGAAGAAGAACACGAGTGTTATAAGAAAAGGTTCTGTCAAAAAATACTTTCTTTAACTCAAGAACTTCGTCTTGTCCTGTATTCTTATCTTTAAAGTCTTCACCAGTAATTTGGTTTGAACCACTACTGATAAAGGCATCTTTGGTTGTAAAAAAATATCTATGCATTATATTACCTTTCCGTATATGTCTTGGTTAGGGTTTCTTAATTCAAATACTGCTGGAGTAACAGATGGTCTTATGATTCCGTCTTGTAAAGCATTTTCAAAGTTATACTGAAAACCATATTCCGATTCACCATCAGTCACAATTTCACCGTCACCTTGATATTGATAAAGCTTTCTACCACTAGCGTAATTTGTATTTCCATCTTGAAATAACTTTAATTCTTTTATACCAATTACACCGTCTAACCCTAAGATATTATATTGTAAATCATTTAAATTAATTGATTGTCTAAACTGCATTTTTTCTACTGCAAAGAAATTCTTTATCACTTGAATTACATTTAACTTCACTTCAGTTGGATTTAATCTTCTATCATAATTGATAATGAAACGAACTCCAAAGTTTATTACATAGCCAGAAAACAATGTATCATTCAATGTAAAACCAAAACCTACTTGGTTGTTTATCATTCTGTATTGATTAAGGTATGTACCAATATTTTGTAAAACAAGCTGTGGTGTTTGAACTAAATGCCTGTTCTGATTATAAGAAAGAGTAGAAACTAATAAAGCTCCACCATCTACTCTTTCCACATAACATTTAGCAATACTACCAAACTTTTGTGGAAGAGACAGTATTCTTGCCTGATAATCTTCTTTGGTAACACAACGAAGTTGAGAGGCAAAGAAAGCAGAGGCATTGTTTCTTATCTCGTCTACAGTTTGCCCATCAGTTCCACCAACACTTGGTTCATCATTTGTTACAGTTATAGAAACACCAGCTGGTGAGTTATTAACAGTTGTCAATTCTCCAGCTTGTATATTTGAATCCGCACCACCACCAACTCTATAGGTAAATGTCAATGATGTATTTGATGGAGTTTCTCCTAAATTTGGATTGTTTCCTACTACTACACCAATAGCACTTGGTATATCAGCAAGATTAGTTCCATTAATAGTTACACCAGCTTGTTCTACAGGATCTACATTTGAACCAGAGTTACTAAATCTAAACAGTCCATTACCAAAACAAGCTTTGTATGTTTCAGTATCTTCATCAAATTTAGTTGTGAATTTTTTTGTAGAGGATATATACTCAGCAACATAAGGAACAGGTATTGTTGAAGTTTCAGTTGAAGCATTACCTTGGTCGTAAGCATTTGTTCTAGTTAAATCATCACTATAGTGTGTTTCTTTTAAAATCTTAGTTTGTGCTAAATAATCTACTTCATACCATTTTTGTCCAGAACCATCTGTACAATCTAGTATCTCAATTAAATTACTTTCACCTAAATCTAATTCTAAAAATTTTGTAGGAGTTGTAATATTAAATGTTTTTGTTTTAGTCTCTGCCGATATAGCCCTAACAAATCTTGTTAAAGTATAAGAACTAGCTTCACCATTACTATCAAGTATTGGAGCACTTATAGCAGGATCACCTGAACCACTTGATGAGAAGTCTATTTCATCAGTAGTCTCAAAAAGAATCTCAGAATCTATATTTGAAGCAATCTGTAAACCACTATCTATTGAAGATGGAGCTTCTCCGTAAAGTGGCTCACCCGTTGTCCCATCAGCACTTATTGTCGTCTCTACTTTTAGTTTAACAACCGATGGTGTTTTATTTGGAGTTTTATATCCAAGAAATTCTGATAGTCTACGGATGTTTCTTTTTTCGGTTGCGGTTGCTAACAGATTTTCTTTATAGTTATAATCTATATAATATGAAAGTACATCACCAACATAACTTGATAACTCTATCAACATCATACCAGGTGATGTTTCATTGAAGTCTTTGTATGTATCAGGAAAATAAGATTTAGTATATTCAATTAAATCTTTTTTAATCGTACTAAAATCTTTACTTGTGTATTTTACATTTGTTGGTTTTAGTTTTTGTTTTTCTGTATATGCCATTTTAATATGCTCCACCAGTTTCTTGTGCGGTTGATTCTCCACCACCAACACCATCAAATGTAACTTGAACACTCTCTAAAGAATTAGGTGCTCTTCTTATATTAAATTCTATATTAATTTTTACTTGACTTAATTCGTTTCTATTTTCTATGTCTATGTTTCTTAACTCGACAAAAGGAAGCCACCTTTCAAACACATCTACAATATTATTTTCTATTTGTATTGTTAAGTCTTCTGTCATAGGTTCAAACAAAAGATTTCTTAAATTCATTCCCAAGTTTGGTTGAAATAATCTTTCACCTTGATTGGTTTGTAGAAGAAGTTTAATATTGTTTTTTATAGAATCTATTGTTGTCTTTGTGGTTTTAAAATACCCATCACCATTTGGAACTCTACCAAAAGGAAAGTCGATTCCCACAGATACTCTTGTATCTTGGTCTTCTACAAATCTATCTTTTCTTCTGTCTATTATTGGCATCTTAAACCTCTATAGCTCTTTTTAATTTAACTTCACTAGTCAATGATTCTGTTCCACTCAATTGGTTGTCAACAGCTTGATTGTTTTCATCTACCTTAACGGTAATCTTTGGTATTGTAAGTGGTGGTATAGTAGATGGAACTGTTGGTGCGTTAGGTGGTTGTAGTAAACCGGAAATTGGTATAGTCTTACTCTCCAGAGTTGTAGTTCCAAGTTGAGTAGCATTTAATTTTGTAACAGTAAATGTTTGAGCCTGAATAAACTCTACAATAGCTTTACTCAAGTCTTTAGCTAACTCTTCAACTTTTGCCTTACCTTTATTAGACTCATCTAATGGATTGACTTCTTTGTCGTTATCATCAATGTATTTAAGATTTTTTTCAAAAGCTTTGTATATGTCGTCTTTAAGCCCCATTTTTAAACTTTGCCTTTTCTTCTACTTTTTTCATTACTTCTGAATAATCTTTTGTGAAAGCATTAGCTAAATGATCAGGAAGATTTTGAGTGTTTTCTACTACAGATTTTGTCTCCGGTTCTTCATTTATTTTTTTCCAATCATCATTTGCTGCTGTTTCAGCAAGAATATCATTTAAGATGGAATCTTTTGTTAGTGGTACATTGTTCGATGGTAATGTCGGAGTCGGAACTCGTGACTGAGTATTTGTTTTTTTAGTTGGAGACGAGTTAAGTTGTGCACTTGTATCTTCTATTATACTATTAGATCTATTACTAACTAACACTTCATCTAACTTTTTTTCAAGTGACGAAAATTTATAATCTAACTCTTCTCTTACTACTTCTCTTATTAATTTCTTAAATATATTAACCTTCATTTTAACTCCTAATGTTTTTGTTATCGTTTTGTTCTATGTAATGATGATGACTGAAAAATCTTGGACCATCTATTCCATATGATGTTATGTTTCCATTGTTATCTCTAGTCACATCTCTTGCTTTTAATTCTTCTAACAAACTATCAAGGTTCTTTATAGCATTATCAACTGTTGGACCACTAACATCCTTCAGAGGTGTTCCCACCGCATCAACAAGTGGTATCGGTACTCCTTGTACAAGGGCATGAGCATTTTTTACTATCTTCACTAAATTCTCCAAAAGAACTCTTAATGATTCACCCAATACCATTGGTTGATCTTGAGTTTTAGATTGCTTCCCTAAATAAATATTCTGAGATTCAATAACTGAGAATCCTTTATTAGTAATAGTTACATTTCCTCCAGCACCTAAGTTTATATTACGATATGCTGACATCGTTAAATCATTATCTCTAGCATCAAAAGTTATCCTATCTGAAAATATTATTAGTTGGTCAAACTCCGTTTGTGATTCTGGAGTTTCTTTATTAGTCGCAGCATATAAATAATCAAATTTATCTTGTCTTGGTAGATTATTACCACTTACTTCATCATTACCAAAATTTATTTGATAACCAGGATATTTACCTTCTATTAAAGTTTCTCGTTCTTCATTTATTCTTCTGTCGCTTGATAAACTTCCGTAACTTGGAAAATAATCATTTATAGTCCCAAGTGATAATAAACCTATACCAGTGCCGGATACTGCTCTTGTATTATTTTTTATTGTTATATATGGATTAATAAAACGAGTACCTATTTCAATTGAATTGCCGTGTCTCCCTTCAAATGTTAAATTAGAATAGTGTGATTGTGTATGTACCTTTGAACCAACTTCTCCAACTCCTAAATTATATGGTCGGTCTAAAAACACATTTTTATCTTTTAATACTCTTTTTATATCAACTTTTTTATAATCTAAATTGTAACCACTACTATCGTCAGAACTAGATACGGAAATTTTTCTATTACCACCAAACGAGGAATCATAATAGCTATCAGGACAATAGTTTGGATTGTTAGTTGTATTTAAAGGACCTAAGTAAAAAAATATATCACCTATTCTTGTAAAAATAACACTATCTCCCCTAGCCACCGAGTCTGAAACTCCTCTTAACAAAGGTTGTGCTAAAACTACTTCTTTTAAATTCTGTGAACCAACTATGCCTTCAAATGTAGGTAGTAATAAAATACAATGACTTAAATCTGCTGGTAAATTTGTTGGTAGTTTACCATATTGTTCTAAATCAGAATATTCATCAACAACCATTTCAACATGACCATGATGAAAAGTAAACTCGGGTAAAGTAACCTCATCTTGATTAGGAGTTCCTCGTTGGTTTACATTTAATGGATTTACTGCCAAATTCGTCATTATGAGTCACCATACTTTTGTCTTATCTCAGACATATCAACAATGTCGTCTTTCTTCTTCTGTAAGTCCTCTGCTACATCTTCAAGGGAAGCCATAAGTTGTTCTTTCTCTTCATCAGATAATAGACTAACACCACTTTCATCAATAGTTTGTTTGGACATTATCCTTTGATACAGAGTGGCTAGTTTAACAAGATTGTCATCATTCTTAATACCGACATCCATTAGTTCTTTGATAATAGGACCTACGATAGCGATATCTTCAATACCTTGTATGTAACCATGTACCTCTTGGATTAACAAGTCGATTTGAGTTTTCTTTAACTTGTTATTCTCGTATATCTCTTGGGATAAATCCGAGAAGTTTTTGTCACCGAATATTTTTATATCATTTTCCATACATATAAATATAGTATGGTTACAATATTACACTAAAGAACCTGTATATCTTAGGTTATCTATGTGACCTTTTGTAAGCACTTCTTCTTGGATTTTAGGATATATTTTACGGAATGTGTTCGTAATCTGAGTTATTTTAGATGTTTTAACATCTGTCATCTCACGAATCATTATATAGATTGCTTTCTTATTAAAGTTATCTATGTTATCTTTATTTCTACAAAGATATAATATAGACTCAGCAATCTCTCTGTCTTGGTCTTTTGGAAAGAGTCTTTCTATATTTTGGTCAAAATAATCAATAGTCTTTTTAAATACATCAGATGATGGATTTTTATTTATAACTTCATCATCGTGACCGTGGTCATACAAAACATCTATGTCATCGTGTATCTTCATCTTCTTGTAGTTAGCATTATTATTTAAGATAAGATAATTTTTTGCTACTACAGAAAAATAACTAAAAGCTTTACTCCCCTTTGTTTCATCAAATTTATGCATGTTAAGAACAAGGTTAGAAACAACCTCTTCTTGTAAGTCTCTAAACCCATAACTAAAATAACTAAACTTAAAAGTATTAATTATATTTTCTGCTAACTTAAGAAATGCTGTATGTATTTCATCAGTATAAATTTTATTTCTTACTGATGGACTATCAGAATGGTTATATCTTACAATAGCATCATGTACTGGTGTACCAAAATATATTTTACTTTTCTTTCGTCTCTTCTTCATTTTCTTCAACCTCGGTTTCAAATAAATTATCTAATTCTTGACCAAGTTGTTTTATCTCCGTAAAGAAAAAACCAACTTCATCGTCTGATTCAAATGTTCCTTTATCGTCTATCACTTTAAGTTGAAGTTTTATTGATTCTATTGTATTGCTTATGTTTAGTATTATGTTTTCGTATTCGTTGATACGGCGTAATGCATAGAAAGTCACCACGCTTAAAAAGGTGGCAACAATTCCTAATGTAATGGTAATAATGTAATGTAACAATTATGACTCTAAATCTAGTATTTTATCATCTATTAAATCTATGACTTCTATGAGTATTTCGTTTTGATCTTCTTCATGATGTGTATCTATTTCTAATAACAAAGCTTTTAAATCTTCTAAAAAGATTATCATCTCTGAGTTTATCATTAAGCATCTCCTACTATTTGACTAAAGAGTTGAGTAAGTTCTTCATCATCCCACTCGACTAACTCTTCAATATGTTTATCTATTGTCGAAACCATATCTTTCAAATAACCATCTTGAAGTTGTTGTATTGTCTTATCATATAATTCAGGATTTTCTATCTCTAATACATCGAGTATTTGATTAATCAAGTCATTAGCATCTGTAAGATTCTTACGAACCTTATAAAACATTTCTTTATGCCTTGATTGCTCAATCTCCAACGAATCTAAACGACTCATTATGAAAGATAATACTTTAATGATTTGTTCGTTATTTTCTTTTGTTTCCATACACTCATAAATATTCTGCCAATCAATCAAATCACTTATATTTAAGTATTAAGATTTTAGATTTTAATATACATCCATCCCAATATCACCTAATGTTTTTAAGTCTTCGCGACCATCACATTCGGAGTAATCATCAACAGCAATATCATCTAATTCACCTTCATTAAAGTAATCAAGATTGACTCTCTTGTTTTCTTTATAGTTAGGAGTAGATGATGAATGTTTATCCATAGACTTCATTTGTCTCTTATCATCTGCTGACAATTCAAATTGAGAAATATCAATTGTTTTAGTTTTCATGTTTAACCTCTTGTTTTATTATTATTTAA